TGGGCAACCCATCCTCGCCCTTTTCGTAACCAAGGAAATGGGCATAAGGCATGCTGACTTTTCCATCCGCCATGCGTTTGCGCTGTCCCCAAGTTACGTTTTCGGAGATTGAACGGCTTTCCTCCTGCGCCAGGCTGGACATGATGGTGATTAATAGTTCCCCCTTACTGTCCAGCGTATAAATGTTCTCCTTCTCGAAATATACCTCCACGCCTTTTTCCTTTAACTGGCGTACCGTAACCAAAGAATCAACCGTATTTCGTGCAAAGCGGCTGACTGATTTAGTAACGATCAGGTCGATCTTCCCGTCCAGTGCATCCGCGACCATAAGCTTGAACCCATCGCGTTTTTTGGTATTGGTGGCGCTGATGCCCTCATCGGTGTAGATGCCGGCAAAATCCCACTCGGCTCTTTCATTGATGTATTTCGTATAGTAGTCTACCTGAGCTTCATAACTGGTGAGCTGTTCCTCAGAGTCGGTTGAAACCCGAGCGTACGCGGCTACTCTCTTCCTTAAAGCAACACCTGACGTGTCTGGCGCAAAACGGTTTATGATTGGCGGTATGACTGTGACGGCTCGGGCGGGCTTCATTTCAAATCCCCCCTTTGGTATGCAAGCGCTCTTTCCCGCGCCTGCTGTTTCTTTTTATCGTTCCAGCTTGATTTGCGCGACCGGTCTTTCCAGACGGCTTCAACTTCGCGACCATCCTGGAAGATATAAATGACCTTGTTGGGCTCCGGAACCTGCATCTGCTTAATCTGGGACCGGAAAATCACCTCATCAAATTCCGCAAGGCCCAGCACTTCAGTGGTAAGCGACAATAAGACTGGTTCCGGTATCTGTTTCGCTGGGCAGGCGTCCTTACCGGAGTGGATAAAGGTGGCGCAGTTCCAGGCTGTATGCCCCTTGTAGGTTACATGTCGATAGTTTTTTCCGCAGCGGGGGCAGAAGATTACACCTGATAGCGGATAACGGTTGGCTGGGTTTTGCCTGACATTTCTGTTCTCCCGGTGCTCAGCCATTATTTCCTGGGCCTGTTGAAAGGTGAGAGGATCAATGATCGGCTCATGGGTTCCTTCAGCATAGTACTTTGGCAGGGTTCCCCGGTTATAAACCAGCTTCTTGGACAAATGGTCGGTAACATACTTTTTCTGAAGCAGCGCGTTGCCAGAATACTTCTCGTTATTAAGAATAGCCAAGACCCGTTTGGCTGTCCATTCTCTGCTGTGATAGGTCGTCGCACCCGTTTCCCGCAGCCTGGCTGCAATCCGATCGCATCCCGAACCGTTAATGTAATCGGTATAGATCAGTCGAACAATTTCAGCCTGTTCCTGATCGATTTCAATTTGACCATTGTTGATTTGATACCCGTACATGAAACGCAGGTTTACGATTTCACCTTGCTGAAACTGTTTGCGAATCCGCCACTTGCAGTTCTCACTGACCGAGCGGCTTTCTTCCTGGGCGTAGGATGCCAGGATGGTGAGCATAAGCTCTCCGTCCCCGCTCATAGAGTGAATATTCTGTTCCTCAAAATACACGTCTATCCCAAGCAGTTTGAGTTCCCGCACGGTTTCAAGAAGCGTTACCGTGTTGCGGGCAAAGCGTGATATTGATTTTGTAACGACCAGGTCAATGCGGCCATCCTTACAATCGGCAATCAGGCGCTGAAATTGTGGGCGAGTGTTCTTGGTTCCCGTCAGTGCCTCGTCGGCGTATACACCAGCATATTGCCATTCCGGTCGTTGCTGAATGAGGTTGCTGTAGTAGCTGACCTGAGCCGCAAGGGAATGAAGCATTTCATCTTTTCCAGATGAAACACGGGCATAGGCAGCCACTCGTAATCTTGCCGGAAGTGGCAGCACCGAAGGTGATATCTTCTTAACTATTCTTTCCATAAGGGCCTCCTTTCGTTATGACACATATTCGCTCTGAAAGCCCCTCTTATCAAGCGTTTTGGCGATATATGCTGCGAAAAGAAAGCCCGTATTTTTCAGCGATAGCTTTCTCTATTTTTATCAGTTCATCTTCATTAATAATGCCCACCGCAATCCATTTTTTGAAAACCGCCAGGGCAGTTGTATAGTGGATGATTGCTAAGGCCTTATCCATGCCGCACCACCTTTGACCTGCCGTAGCAGGCGCGAGAACAGTATTTGCGGTTCTTGTTTCCGTAACTTTCAAACTCACAGCCACAGATAGGGCAGGTAAAGGTATAGATGGCTTTACGGTTGACGGCTTCCGGGTGGTCATTCCACCAAGCCATGCGGCATTTATCCGAACAGAACTGCTTTGGCTTCACGCCAGATATCTGGGTAAGAGGGGTTCCGCACTGCCGGCAGAAAGCCCCATCCTTCTGTAAACTCGTTTCTATATTAATACTGCCAAGGTTGTTCCTACGGCAGAATGACTTTACCGTATTTTCGGAAATATTGAGTGTTGTCGATATGCTTGAATAGCTGAAGCCGTCCCTGCGCATTTTAATGATTTGCTCTTTTTGCTGTTTTGTCATTACGATTCCTCCTCCGAAGGCAAATCAACAAGCCCTCGGTTTAAGCCACAGGAGGAGTAATAATCGGACGGTTTCAAACAAAAAAGGCCCGCGGAGCGCATTGATTTGCTCCACGGACCATCTTTCATCACCAAATCACAGGTATTTTCATTTTTGTTTTCTATTCGGCTGCCTTGCCGTCCACATAGCTTTCGCCCAAAATAAAGGCGATAATGGTTCCGGAGATCCAAGCATATGCCTCACGGTTTACTGGCGCTCCCAGCCCTTCATTGATAATAATAAAAACCGCACTGGCCAATGCGGTTAGAAATTTACGGCTCTTTAATCTTTCAAAAAATGGTCTCATCTTATCCTTCCTTTCTATATGCTATCTCACTACCACCGTTCTGGTACTCTCGATCCAATCTACAGTGTGGCCCAGGGCTTCAGCTAGCTGGCGCACCGGCGCATAAGATCTGTTATCGATTATTACAGCATCTATATTTACCCCGCCGGCCAGGATCTGGACCCGATTCGGAGTTGATAGATTAAACCACTCTGATATGATATCCGCCATTGATGCAACTACCCGCTGGTACCTCTGGTTATAACGCTCAATGTCCTCCGAGTTATCATGAAAGAACAACTCGGTCAGTACCGAGGTAGCATTGGTATTGACCACCTCAGCCCATCTGAACCCCGGTACTGAACTGTCTTTTATGCCCCTATCCCTGAGTTCAAGGGTGCCAACCAGGGCTGCTTGCAGTTTGGACCCAAAGGCGGCGCTGTTGCTGCCGGAGATGCCATAACACCAAGTTTCGGTGCCGGTACCGCCCCCGGCGTTGGTATGGACGGCTATATGCAGATCTGGTTTTTTAGAGTTACTGTCGCTTACAATTTTCGACAGACTCCAATCCGGATCGTTGTAGTATACGGTTATTCCCCGGCTGGTCAAAATGCTGCCCACATCACGAACCAGCACATTCATCCGGGCTTCCTCGGAAACCCCATCAATTCCCAGATTGTTCTCCTGAGATGAGGCCGACAAATATACACTAGGGCTGCTCATAAGTGGTAACCTCCTCCTTCTTTACGGTCTTAGCTGTCTTATCCGGCCAGTTGTTGTTTTTGCTCAGGTTTTCAAACAGCGCCTTAGCCGAATACACGACCACCACACCCAGGATTTGAACCAATACGGCGGAACTTAACGTCTCCGCTATTTGATCTCTCCCTAGATAGGCCAGGTAATAAGACAGGTAGGTCCAAATTATGCCGTTAATGAGTAACAAAGTGACGATAAATTTCGAGAATGTCATGCTGCCTCCTAAATGTCCTTGATCTCATCAATGCGCTTGTGGGCTTGCCGGGTGGACTCTTCTACCCTGGTTACCCGCTCGGAAAGTTCGTTAACTCTCTTTTCCTGCACTTTAAGATCGATCTTCATGTCGTCGATCCCGCTCTTGATGTATTTGATGTCTGCTTTCAGTTCTCCACTTTCTTGGCCTTCGTCTTTACAGGCATTCTTAATCCCTTGCTGGTACCCAACGTACCCGAAGGCAACCGAGCATACTGTCCCTATGGCTCCCAGCAGCGCTAGATTGTCCATCCCTCACTCCCCTTTCCCTATCTGATTTACCCCCGGTGATTTTGGCCATAAAAAAAAGAGCCTAAGGCCCACGTAAGCTGCCTATAAATCGCTGGCAGCCTTGATCCTGTTAGACACATCCTCCTGGATATCTGCTGGCACCTTATCAATCGTTCTTTTTCCGGCCAGCACCAATTCAGCCATCAACTCTGGGCTAACCGCGCCGGGAGTTGCTTCCGAGAGCTTGGCCACGCCCTCCATCAGTACCAGGTTGTAATGTTCTAGGCGGGCAACCTTTTCATTCAGCGTGATATTATTGCTGCCGATTACTCGGTTTTGCCATCCGGCATTAGGTTTTATCTCCAAGTGACAGCCTTCTTTGGCTACAACCCGTATAGATTCATAATTGGATAAATTGAGTTCCGGGTCATGGGCAAAGACCACATCCTGGTCTTTAGTCAGCATCGGTTCATTCTCAGATGCTTGGATTACTAAACCATCAGCCTTGTTATATACCAAAAACATCGACATCTTGACCCCCTTGCCTAATATTTACAGATTTCCAGATTGCCGATCATAGACCCACCACCTCCGCTGGTAACAGAAAAATAAATGGTTACCGATATAGAAGAACGAAAGGGGATGTCCAAGTTGGTTTTGCCATCAACAGCATTCAGCCTTCCCAGCGAATCGGAATGTATATAAAAAGCAGATGAGGTGGTCCAGGTTAAACTGCCAAGGACAGAACCGAAATAAGGTAAAGGCTCACCATCTAAGGCAACAGTTGCCCTACATCTGCTGGTCCATGAGGAGGAACCGTTGGCTTGAATATAGATATTCCTCAGAATACCGGCACCGTTATAAGTGATAGTCACGCTTTGCTCAGTGCTGCTCCAGTTGCCGGTGTTTGAGGATATAGTGCTTAATTGCATGATGGTATAGTTCTTAATATAATTTTGCAAAACATCTTTCAGGTTGCCGATTTTGGCATGCAGGCTACCCGCCGAATCATCGGCATCGGTTCTAACTCCGACCTGCCTGCGGATAAAGGCCAGTATTTCTTCTGAGCCAAACATTACACCACCCCCCGCTTCAAAATCTCACCTGACCACTGGTAGGTTTTTATCTGCCTGACCCCACCGGTAAAACCGGAAGCAGGAGGCAAGTACCGGTACGCCTTGGAGATTAGATCGCCATCCCAAACGAGCCATGTAACAGCGTTGTAGCCGTATATGCCATGCAGCAAATTACCGGTCTCCCCGTTATATACGCTGAAGTGGATAGCATTCTCCGCTGTCCACACACCGCTGTCACCCACCCTTTTATAGGTCGGGTATAAAGCGTCCTGGATGGTTTCCCCGTGCAGGTGGAAATGGTTGTCCGCATCTCCGGCCTTTTTTACGATCAGCCAGTAATAGGCCCCATTGACTAGGTCAGAAATATCCAAGGGGATACTGAATGATGCTTTAACCACCGGCATAAATTCTAGCGGGAGGACCATGTACCTAAGCAGCGATCCCATTGCTGAGCCGTCCGGATTAAATCCGTCCCGGAGTTCCAGCAATAGATCTGCACCCTGGCCATGTTTGATAATTTCAAATGCAATCCTGGCGATAGCAGCCGATGCATCAGCCTTGAACCTCACCGCATGATCATAGCCGGCAGAGTCATATTCAGCTACGCCAGCTCCATTTTTTCCGTCAAATGCAGTTCCTTCGTAAATATGCGAGAACTCCTGCATAATAACTGACGAGTTGGCCAGGTTTTCATCTATAACCGTCTGGCCGCTTTCGGCCGCAAACAGCATTGCATCCACCTCCTACTGCAGCGACAGCCTGCATTCTACCGTTAAGATCATCTGATTTTCCTTCCCCCAGGGCACCTTTAATAGATTAAACATAGTGCCTGAGCCTGGGGCATCGGTCGCACTTACAAAAATACAAGTCTTTTGATGCTGTCCGTTGCCTTCTCCCGCCAAGAGCACGGTCCTAAGCCTTATGTTATTTCCCGATTGGGTCACAACCGATACTGCTTTGCGGAAAACCTCAGTAATGGTATCCCCTTCGGCCAGATCATCGCCAATAACTAGGTAGGGACTGGACAGTCCCGCTACCTTCTGAGCGGCTATACCCAATCCGGCACTGGTTACATAGTTTTGCAATGGTCCAATTACTGTTCCGTCTTCATATTCCAAATACCACTCCGATTTCAGTCTCATGGTTTCCTTCATAACTTACACCACCCCATACTGGCCCAATACTACGGTCAGGCCGACAACTGAATCCGCTTCTTCAGGTGATTTGTAGTTAAATACCTGCACCGCAGCCTTTTGAAAAGCCCTGAATTTGATAAAACCCGGGTATGGTACCGTAACCGCTTTGGAAAAGTCTATATCCGCCCATTGGCTCCACTGGCTGCCATTAGCACTCACAGAGATCTGCAGACCCCGGGGCAGAGACATGGCTTGAGTTTGGGGATAGATACGGGCTAAACTGCCGATAGTTGTTATGGCCGTGCTTTCCGGTTGAGGAATAGAAGTAAGCCCCCACTTATGCATTTCCCATATCATTGACATAGGTGTTCCTCCTAAGCGCCATCCTCGGCTGTTATGACCGCCAGTACCGACCAAAGGCCGACTACGGTATTGGTAATCTGTTTAATACTAAAACCTTCACCCGGCCTGATACACAAGGGTTTAATGTCTATCCCCCTGGGTATCATGTTGAAATCCATTAAAGGTGTGGCATTAAGTGTGAGGGGTATCTCATCATTATTAAGAGTTACCGGCCACATTAAAGCCCCCTCAGCAATGGTGGCACCGGTGGCAATGTGAATACCGGCATCCAGGTTTGCATCCGCCGTGTCAGCCTTCTGCGGGGTAATAACAGTTCCGCCGCTCTGGCTGGTGGTACGCATAAAATCCAGTTCTACTCCTACGCCAGTAATTGCTGTCAGAGACATGTTGACAACCGAAAGCCTGGGTACCCTGATCAGATACCCGCTGCCCGCATCGTTATATATGGAAAATAAATGCTCGTTCTGAGCCAAGGCCACACTTGGCGCTAAACAGTAAAAGGTAGGCAGCCCATGCCAGGCTACATACTGCTCATAACCCGCCCCGCCTTCAATAGCCCGGTAGCGCGCGTTCAGCTTTTTTCCGGTACTGTCGGGTGGGACTTGAATATATCCGCCAGCCATAAATTTAACCCCCTATCATTAATGCGCTGCTTTGGCAGCCTTCGACTACCCAGGGCCGGTTCCTGACTGTCGTAAGCAGCGCGTCAGTAAGCGATATTGCTTCTGTTCCGTAAACAAACTTATGGATTAGCTTGGTATCATTCATTTTTTTCTTCTGCTGCGCCGAAACCAGTACCTTAAGAAAATCGGCAATCCCTAGAAGGCGGCCCCCGAATTCCACGGTAAAAACCCAACGTCCCGCTTCACTTAAGGATATCCCTACCTTCTGCACCAGGAATACAGTGTTAACGCCCCGTTCGGGCAGCTCGATGACTACAAGCTGACCGGGTGCCCAACCGGGTACTGAGGTAGTAAAACTGCCGCTGGTCTTGGGGTTGGCCCAGTCACGCAGATCCGCATTGCCGGCCGATTCAGCCGCTTCAATAGTTACCAGGGTGTCGTCCTTGATTTGGTGTTCATACACCCCGTCTCCGCCTTCTAGTGCAGCGATGGTTGCCTGGCTGGCCAGGTCGTCGACTACGGTAATGACGTCTATGCTCTGTCTGGCGGTCAGTGACATGGTCAGTCCGCTTGAAGGCGTATCCGTAGCAGCCGAGCAGCGCAAGTAGCCGTCATTGACATTCACCATATAGTCCTTGCTGTCTTCCTCATCTGTACCTTCAAGACCGAGACTATAGTCTACTCCGCCCACCTGCAGACTGCATTCCTGTGGTGTCCAGGGCAGCACCCAGATGCGGGCCGCGCCGTCTGTTTTCCACTCTATAGTCTGCGAATCGGACAGCATACTGCCGCCCAATATATAAACACGGTTGCGCAGTCCCTGATGGTCGATGCTGACTTTGAAGTTGCTGAACCGTCCTCCGGGCTGCAGGGTCATGGGAGCGGCAGAGCCCAGTTCGCCGGGGTCAAAAAAATGGACCACTTTGTAATGGTCCACATACCACTGCCAGCCGATGTAGTCGCACAGCCACTTCATGCAATCGGACGGCATTATGTAGTTAAAGTCGGTGCCGGTAGATTCGATTACCGGAGCACCGTTTTCTACCCCTGCAGCTGAAAAATCCGGGCAGTATTTATTCAATATATCCCGTACGATTGCGTCAGCGCTCCATCCCAGGTAGCTTTCAACCACCAGCTTTTTATTCATCTGCAGGGTGTAGTCCTGGCAATCGGCTTTCCACACCAGCGGGGCCTTACTGTAAATCAGCTCCACCCGGTCGATAATACCCGCGAAAAGCCGGGGTTCTGTAAGGGCAGTGTCTTCGATGATTATTTCGCTGCCCTGCAAAGGCTTATCACCCTTGACTGCAAAAGAACAGCCGTCTGCCTGGTAGGTAAGCATCTGGCTTATGTTAAGGCTTCCCCGGCGGTAGTCAGCCCATCGATCAATCCCGGCAATCCTCAGAGTTTTAGCCACTGAAGCGCACCCCCTTGGCAAGCAAGGTGCGGTAGATTTGCTCTCCGGCGTCAGAAGTTCCGCCATTAACCGTTATGCTGATCCTGTTGACGGTGGTGGAACTGCTGTTAGTTGTACTCCCCGCAACTGCTCCCAAGGCTATCGGGGCAATTCCTGGCAAGGTAGTTTGCAGGCCAAGATTGCTTAGGTTGCTTTTTAATGTGCTGTAGATAGCCGTTATATCAGCCACCCCGGTTTTTATCTTATCCACCAGTGACGGGGAGTTGCGCTGATTGGGATCCATACCGGAACCCATTATGCTCCTTACTTCATCCATGGCGTCCTGCAAATCGCTCATCCTGGACCTTATGCCCCGGATTAACTCACTCATGGCCTGTATTCCGTACCCGGCTGATTTCTTGACTATCTCTTCATACTTCTTTTCGATAGCGGCGATTGTTTCAGCGGCGTTCTTTTTGATTTCACCATTCTTTTCTTCCCAAGCCTTTTTATACTTAGCCAGTTCCTCGTCGGCCTTTGCTTTCATCTCCATCAGTTTGTTCTGCATTTCGATAGTCTGCTGAGTCAGCTGATTCTGGGTTTCCGTCCTGATCTCACTCAAGCGCTGACCTAAATCAACCCGCGCCTGCCGCATCTCGATATTGGCTTCAGCCCGGGCCTGAGCGTTTTTGGTTTTCCACAGACTCACATATTTACCCAGTTCTTCAGTGGTCAGGGTGTTTAAGGCTGCGATCTGGGGAGCCGCCTTGACCCCCATTTGCCGTAGCTCGTCAATGAGTCCCTGGTCAACTCCCTTAGCAGCCAGTGACTTTAAATTGGCCTGCCAGCTGTCAAACTGGCTAACTTGGTCGTCCAAATTGCCTAACAAGGATTTGCCCGATACTTTCTGGGGCTTCACTTCATCAAACAGCCCCAACTGGTTCTTGATGGACTCCACCTTGGCCGCGTAGCTCTGTTTATAGGCATCAATCGCCTGGGCTTCTCTCTCCAGGCCGGCCACACTAATCTGGGCCAGCTTGTCGGACAGTTCCTGCTGCAGGGCGATTTCGTCCTGAGCCAGTTTGGTTCGGACCTCCCGGCACTGGTCGGCATAGGTCTGCTCGGCTTCCAGTAGCTCTCTGTTGGTTTCTGCTTGGATTTTTTCCAGGCTGTTCCGCATATCGACCAGGGCGGCGATGATGTCCGATACCGATCCTTCCACAAAGGACAGCCCTTCCCGCATGCCTAGACTCAAGCCTTCGCTAATGTTTAGGCCGTATTCGTGCATGACTTGCGAAGGCGACTGGATGGACAAGGCCTCTTTGATCTTGCCCTTTACGGCTTCGGCTACTTCACCGGCAATCTCTCTGACTCGGCCGATCCGCTCGTTAATCCCGTCAATCAGACCCTGAATTATATGGGCTCCAATTTCCAGCAAGGTGTTGTGCAGGGTTCTTAATCCCTCAAATGCGTTGACCACCACTATTTTGATACCGTTCCATAGGGAAACGAAGATGTTTTTTATATGCTCCCAGGCTCCTTGCCAGTCCCCCTGCAAAACATCCAGAAAAAATCCGAACAGGTTAATAATCACTTGTGCCGCCGTCTGAAAAACCGTTTTGATAATGTTCCAGATGTTTGAGAATACTGCGGTCAGGTCATTGCCCCATTTGTTCCAGAAGGTCTGGATGGCAATACCGGCCTGAGTGATAATCGCCTGTATATCAGACCAAACCTCCTTGACTACAGTCCGAAAGCTCTCGTTGTTTTGCCATAGTTCCTTGACCGCTAAAACCAGCCCTGCAATAACGGCTACAGCAATTCCAATGGGACCAGTCAAAGCGGTAATAGCCGCTCCTAACGCTGCGGTAACCCCGCCGGCACTGGCGATGGCTGCCGCAGCAGCACCGACTACACCAGAGATGGCCCCGGCGGCCGTCACCAGCTGGCCGATAATCAGTATCACCGGGCCGATGGCCGCTGCCACCCCCGCCACAACCAGGATGGTCTTCTGTGCACTGGGACTCAAATCCCCGAATTTCTGGACCAGTTCATTTAATTTTTGTATCAAAGGCGTTATGACCGGCAGTATATGCTGGCCCATGGTTGCTCCCAGTTCTTTCAGGCTTTCGGAGAAAACCCGCATCTGGTTGGCCGTTCCCGCTCCGGTCCGCTCGAAATCTCCCTGGGCGTTTTTGGTCATGGCCAGGACATAGTTGTACCGCAGCTGAGTCTGTTCAGCCTGGCTCATTTCCTGGATCTTCTTCCGGATACCCTGGCTGTAGGCGTATTCCTGCAGGTTGGTTTGGGTCATGACAATACCAAGTTGTTTTAAGGATTCCGTCTCACCGGTAAACACTGATTTTAAGGCGGTATCCGCTATGTCGATCTTAATGTTCTTAAAACTGGACAGATCGCCGGCCAGCCCCACCAGGGTTTTGCTCATTACTTCCGCCTGCTCTGTGTTAAGACCCATACTGGTGGCCATATCACCGTAGGTAGAAGCCATGTCGAGCGCGGTCCCCTGGGCAATGCCGAAGCGTTCCAGGGTAGTATCGCTCCAATCCTTGATTCCCTGTGCGTTGTCCTTAAAGGCTACTTCCACCTTGTTGAGGGCTTCATTGGTATCCGACGCCAGCTTCACCGCAGCGCCGCCGGCGGCCACAATCGGTGCGGTAAGCGTCAGGGACAGGCCTTGCCCGGCGCTGGTGATACTATTACCGGCATTTTTTAGTTTTTGGCTGGCGTCCTCGGCTTTCTTGGCTAGCTGGGTCCAGGCTGAAGCTTGCAGTTCCAGTTCCCTGACCGTCTTTTTGAGGGAGTTTTCCATATTGGCCAGAACCTTTTCGGCCTGCAGCATTTTTATCTGCAGTTTTTCCACCGCCGCCGCATCCTGCTCGGTACTACCTGCCGCTTTGTCATAGGCATCTTTTAAAGCGGCAACCTTCTGCCTTTGCAACTCAGCTTGCTTGTTCAAGTAATCAACTTTTAGTTTCAGCTGGTCGGCGGCACTGCCCATGTCGCCCATCTTGGCGGCGGCGGCCTGGAACTCAGCTTTAGCTAGTTTTAAAGACTGGTCCAACTCCTTCATGCCCTGATTAAAGCCAGTATTGTCCAGTCCGATCTTGACCAGCAGTTCGCCGATAGTTTCTGCCAACTGTTCTCACCTCCCTCACCAAATCTCATCAATGTACCCGGACGGATTTTCCTCAGTCTCAATAACCATTGCGCCCACAATGAGCAAATCCCAGAACATCTCGATCTCCATAGTGTCAATCTGTTCTGGGATCCAGTGGTAGTTTTTAGCCAGGCTTAGGTAGAAATACACCACCATCTGGTAAGCCGACAGACTGTTTAGGTCCGGTCCGTCGGCTCCAGTCCGTTTGGGAGTTCTCTCATCTTCCGGCTGACTACCTCCGCCACCCAGCCGGCGATCTGGTAAAACAGCGGCACAAACTCATCCAAGTCCAGTTCCTCTTCGATGACCTCTGCGCTTATGTCTGGATGGTTGAAGGCCGCCGCAATCAAACGCTCCATCTCGCTCAAGGCTTCCTGATCACCTTGGGCGGTACCGCTGAATTGCTCCTTGAATTTGGTCACCTCGCGCCAGAGCTTGACTTTAGGCGCTGGCGCGGTGTAGGTCTTGCCTTTTAACGTAATAGTCGGGTTTTCCATCATACCCCTCCTCCTTTAGGCGGCCGTGGTGAAGTTTCCAACGCTGTTGGCCGCTAAGCTCTGGCCGTAGATATCTCTAATCCCCAGGGTACAGACCATAAGGTAGGCGGTAGAGGGGTCCAAATCTTCACTGGGGTTGAAAGTCACCACTTTATGAGCCGTATCAATAGACAGCGCGCCGGCCACCTCCAACCCGTCACTGGCACTTAAGAGCAGGAAGTTGGCCGCAGTCATATCGCTCACCTGTATGGCGTTATTGAAGGTCCAGGTCAGGTTAGCCCCAACCGCGACCCCGGTTGCTCCGTCAGTGGGTACTAAACTGACGGTTAAGGCGCTAGGCGCAGCCCCATCTACCGCTGTAAACCAGTTGGTTCCTGTATCCGCCACCCAGTCGGGATGATCTTCATCGCCCAGCTTCTGCCAGGCGTCATCATAGCTACGCTTGATGAAAGTCCCTTTGATTTTGGGGGTCTGAAACTTGGGCTTATCCTCCTGGGTCTGGTAATCCTGCTCCTGCAGGGCAAATTTGCCTTTGAACAGCCACACATAGCGGTACTTGCCAGTGCTCTTCCGGGACTTGAATCCCAGAGCCAGATAAGGAGCGGTATCGGTCGACTTCTTGGTCAAGACCCCGCCCACTACAGTGTGTCCCAACAAGGCTGCCTGGGTATTGAGGTCAATATCCTTGGCCTCGAACTCCACATCGATCTCACCTAGTGAGGTTACGGTTTCGTCTGGGCCGTCGTCACAATACAGGGTTTCAGTATTACTTTTGGGATTTATCTTGGCATTGATAGCCCCAGCAATAGCTACCGGGCTGTTGTAGACCGCCCCCGAAGGCGAGTCGCTGGTCAAGATTGCATAATATAGGCTGTTTAGGCCCACTTGGATGCCGGCCATATTTTATCCCTCCTTAGAGTGGGCGCTCAGTTACATATCTGAGTGCCTTGTGAAATATTTTGGTGTCATCTTCATACAGATCGGCGCTGCCGGTTCTTTTATAGCCCAGCACCTTCATGGTTTTATCCACCTCAGCCGCAATGGCCGAGGTACTGGACGCTTTTACCCATACATCCACCTGCAGGTGAACCTCTGCCAGAAGGGCAGTGTCATCGGCCCAAGCGGAATCGAAATTAGCTAACTCAAACAATGTGATGTATTTATCTAATCCTTCCGGTGCTTTCAGTTGGTAGATGTAAGGCCCGCCAAGCAGAGTATTCAGATCCGAATTTCCTTCCAAGGCTGTCAGCACTTCCGGTTTGACATTGATCATAAGCCCAGCCCCTCTTTCAGAGTCTGCTTGATGGTTTCCAGCACCTCTTTCCGGCTTTGCGCTTTAGCCGGACCCAGGAAGGGCCGGGCGGCCATCTTGGTGGTGCCATACTCCAGAAATTTGCCATAAAAAAAGGGAGCGCTCGGCCCCACCTCGATGTATTTTATCCCTTCTCCTTGTTTAGCCTCGGATATGACAATGTTGTCGGCCAGATGCTCCCCGTCTGTTTCACTTCGGGGCGCTCTCTGGCTGGCATGGGCCTGTACAATTTTGGCTCCAGCATGGAGAGCCTGGTTTTCCAACGGACCGGCTCTTTGCCCTAATTCTTTAAGCCGGGTAAGTATATCTTCCATACCTTCCAAAGTCAGATTACCCGCCACCCGGGATCACCTCCCTGCACATCAGTTCAATTTCGCGGTGCCGCTCATCTTTATCAATAACAGATAGAATAGCAAACACCCGGGTGCCATAAAGAACCCGCATTGCCGGAGTTATCCCGGTGCGGAACCGAATCTTGATCCGGGTGGTAACCTCGGACTGGATACTGGCAGCCTGAATGTACTCCTTGCCTGATAGGTCTGCTATCGCTGCCCAGACCGTGGCAACCGTAGTCCAGTTCTCCTGAGGTATGCCTTCGGCTTTGGTGATGGTTTTACTATGCAGCGAAACGCGCTGCTGCAGTTCCCCAAAACTCACCCGGTTGCGATTCTTCACCCTTACCACCCCTCCCTGCGGTAGGCAAACAGGAGCCTGGCCATAACCGCAATTACGGCGGTCATGTCCACAGTTTCCCTCTGTTCGTAGATATTGCCGATGGCATAGAGAACTGCTTGCTTAACGGTTTCAGGCACTAGAGTAAAATCGGTCAACGGACAGCGCAGGATATCCTGGCTGAGTTCCTCGGCTGCATAAATGAGATCTGTGATGAGCGTATCGTCCTCATCACCGTCAACTTTCAGATACAGCTTGGCTTCCTCCAGGGTAACGACCAATACGCCCACCCTCCTTTCAGACATAACCATGGCAAGATTAAAGCACAACCCCTCAGAGGTTGTGCTCTATCTGCCATTTACTTTTAGTGTTATAGCTTATTTCCTGCCGTTAGTCTCTAAAAGCTTCGATATGACTATTAATCATCTTTTCTTAAAACTCTTAGACCCTGTGCAATCACCGATTGCACTACCGGACCACATCACCGGCCGGTTGGATTTTTCGTTGCACACTCCTTCCCGGTATTGGCTCCTGTATGGGCCTGTATTTCTTCAATATTGGTGCAACACTGCTTGTTTACAACGTGATCGAGTATTTCTTCATCCGTAACATCTTTGCAGTAGCAAATTGGGGAGGGAGATTCTTCCTTAAACCATATTGGGACGGTAAGATCTTCTTTATTGAAAGATATCCCTTCTTTCGCATAGTAGGAAGTTGGGCATTCCCGCGACAAGCAGATAAAATAGTCCGCATCTGCAATAGACCCATTTACTGCTTGTTTGAGCAAGTTGCGCACAGTCCTCTGGTTAACCTTTTGTCCAGGCCTTTGACAGACAGGACAAAGCGCAACTTTAGCTTCAATTGGCTCATTCCCAAAAATCACAACCATCTCCGCCATTAATATTCGTTCCTCCATTAAATGATATTTTTAAATTCATTTATACCTCGTAGACAAACCTCGTTTGTCTCCTTGCACAACAAGAATCATCTAATTCTACCATTCTCAATGTACGGAACAAATACTACTTTATAAAGTAATTACTCAGCGGCTGCCATTAAACCAGACGCGATGAGCTTGGCTAAGAGAGCGTTGAAATCGGTCACCAAACCGGCCACGTCTGCAGCCGTACTGTCTGACTGGTTGGCAGCGGTCTTGGCAGCTAGGGCATCATTTAGGACTTTACCCTGATTGGCCGACAGGGCGCTGGTAGTGGAGGTTGAATTCAGCGCATCAACTACTGGAGCGCTTACAACCCCCTCCACCGTTGCCCCGGCCGCAACAGCCAGCTTACCGCCAGCCGCAATCTCGAGTTCTCCCCCGATGACGGTCTTCTCTCCGCCCTGCTCGGTATAGTTTTTAACATTGCTCATCTAAATCTCACCTACGCTTTCATCTGAAGCACTTTAATGGCTTCAGCCAGGATCAACTTGCCATCCACCCTTTGCGTGGCCTTAAAGCCAACTTGTCCGGTGGCCGCATAAAGCTCGTTTAATCTCTGGAAGGAGCGTCCCTGCCGGTCCGCCACCCAGTAGTAACTAAAGTCCCCAAAAGCTATAGTTTTTGCAGTGGAAGCTATGGACGGCACATATGAAGACATTCTAAGCGGTACGTTAAGAATGGTATCTGGCTGGCCAGCAGCTATAGAAGGCTGCCAGATATATTGCCCATTGCCGTCTTTCAGCTTTCTTACCGCTTTTACCGTAGTATCATTCATGACAAATACCGCTTTTTTCCGGTACGGGGATTTCAGACTGTGGTAGAGATCGATAATCTCATCAACTGTTATAGCTGATGCAGATGCGGCAGTAACTCCAACCTGGGCACCGCCGGTGGCATTTAGTATACCGGTTGGCTTACCGGTGCCGTTGCCGGTGAAGAAAGCTTCTTCCTCCGCCGCTCCTATTCTTCGGGCAAATTCCCTGGCGATATAGGCTTCCAGATTGAATACGCTATCGTTTAGCAGTTCCTCCGACACCTTGATCATGGTGGCCAGTTTATATGCTCCGATGGATACCTGCCCGAAGGCATCGTCCGATTCTGGAATTGTTCCTTCTTCCTCCACCCAAGAAGCGGTTCCTTTGCTTGCCACGACCGGAATCTTTTTGTCACCCGAAGATGTATTGATTAAGGTCGCTAACTGGCGGAAGATATTCTCTTCCTCTAAGGCTGCAACCAGAGTGCGTTCAAATTCGTCCGGCACCAAATAGCCGCCCTCGCTGTCGGTGCCGATTTGGAGAGCATTCTGTACCTCGAAGCTGGTCTTGCTGCGCATCGCTCTCCAAAAAGCCTGCTTGTATTCGTTACTTGCCCGGCCCAGCTTTAGCTCATCCTTTTCACTCCCGGGATTGTTTTTTATGGGGGTGTTGATTGGTTTGGAAAGCTCTAAATCAAGGGCTTGCTGTCTCTCCAGCCGGTCAATCTCCTTGCCTAAGTTCACAACTTCGGTTTCCATCTTTTCATAAACAGCGGTGTCCTCAGCGGATATCAAGCCATCAGTTCCTCTTTTACTGTCCAGAAATGCTTTAGCAACCTCCCAGGCTTTGGATCTCTTTTCTCGTAGTTCTAAAATTTTGCTCATTAACAAATCCCTCCTTACAATTTTAAGAGGTCAAGCCTCTTGTCCAAAATGGTTATGGCTGATCCGGGTTTCTTTTCCTGACGCGGCAGCTTATTGATTAGCGAGTTGACCACTGTTAGATTGCTGAAGATAATGCCTTCCTTTTCCGGACTGGACTCATTAGTCGCAGTAAACAGAATCGCATCGGCAAACCCCAACTCCACTGCCTTTTTGGCATTGAACCAGCTCTCCGCATCCATGAGGTGCGACAGTTTGGCTCTGGAAAGACCGGTTTTCAGTTCGTAAGCGTTGATGATGCTCTCCTTCACTTCACCTAACATGGCAATAGCCTTTTCCATCTCCCCACTGTCACCGAAAGCTATGGTCATGGGATTGTGGATCATCATCATGGATACCGGCGACATGTACACTTCCCCGCCCGCCATGGCAATTACCGAGGCAGCACTGGCCGCGATGCCGTCGATTTTCACGGTGACCTGGCCTGGGTAATCCATCAGCATGTTGTAGATTTGGCTGGCAGCAAAAACATCACCACCTGGAGAGTTGATCCAAATGGTGATGTCACCGTTTTCGCTAAATAGCTCGTTTTTAAATTGTTTGGGAGTTATCTCATCGCCGAACCAGGTCTCCTCGGCAATGGCTCCGTCAAGGTAGAGGGTTCGGCTTTCCTCGTTCCGGACCCAGTTCCAAAACTTTCTCTTCAAAGTTTCCCACCCCCGTTTCATTATTGTTCTTACTGGCAAATATCCCGGCATCCGCCAGCTTGGTCATATTGCCGTTAATGAGATACAGATCGCCGCCCAGTTCCTCGGGAATCCGGTTTAAGTTTTCTAACTCCCGGATGTCATTGGAGGACATCCAGCCGTTCTGCCGGCCTACGGCGTATCCGTTCATCCGGCTCTGGTAATCGCCCCGCAAGAGTCCGTCCACGTTAAATTTGATAAAATAATCCTTCTTCTCACCGGGAGATAAGAGCGCTCTTTGCATAGCCTGCTCCCAGCGCACTACCCAAGGATCGAGCGTGTATTTCACAAATTCCAGACTCTGCTGCTCTATATTAGAGAAGCTGGACTTTTCTAGATCACCGATCATGTGCGGCGGTATCCTGAAAATCCTGGCTATCTCATTGATTTGGAATTTTCTTGTCTCTAAGAACTGGGCCTGTTCCGGCGGTATGCCTATGGGCTGAAACTTCATGCCTTCTTCCAGCACTGCTACCCGGTGAGCGTTGCCGCTGCCTTGGTAGACCGCGTTCCAGCTTTCCCGGATTCTGGCCGGATCTTTTACCACCCCGGGATGTTCGAGCACCCCACCCGGACTGGCCCCATTGGCAAAGAACTTGGCCCCGTATTCCTCGGTGGCGATCGCCATACCGATGGCGTTTTTGGCCATCGCGATTGGTGAATAACCAATCAGACCGTCAAAACCCAGGCCCGGTATATGCAGAACCTCTTCCGGCCGCAAGATTGCATATCCGGTATCCTTTCGGTACTCGTAATAGAGTTGTCCGCTGGAAGTCCTATCCACCGTCATCCGGTCGGGCAGCAGCGGATACAGAGTCAGTACCCTGCCCCGGCCGTCCCGGATAATCTGGGCATAGGCATTTCCCCATAACAAAAGATGACTCATGAGTGTCTCTCTGAACACAAATGAAGTCATCTCTGGGTTAGGCTCGTCATGGAGCAGGTAATACAATTGGTGGCTCACAGCCTTCTCTTTGCCGCTGGCTGTGTATTTATATGTGTGCAGCGGCAGGCTGGCAATGGTCTCGGCCAGTATTCTTACACAGGCATACACAGCGGTGGTCTGCATGGCCGTGAGCTCATTGACCGTTTTACCGCTCGAGGTACTGCCGAAGAAAAAGCTATAGGGACTAGCCCAAAAAACACTCTTAGGACTGGCCCTTGTTTGGAAAAATCTCGTCAAAAATGGAATATTCATTATCTCATCCTCCTAAAAAAAGGCATGAAAAAAGCACCTCCTGGGAGATGCTAAATATCTATTATTACTTCACCTTGGCCTAATTTATAGAACTTCTATTCTTGACCAGAACCGCCGCCCACACAATATGTATCCCGTTGGTTCCTTAGTAAGATATTCTGCTGCTAAAAAGGGGTGTTCTATCAGATCGGTTCCTATTAACCAAGGCTTAGCAAGTAGAGGTATAGCAGATAGTATGGCATCAAATTGGTCGTCATTCAAAATCCGCCCCTCTTGGTGACAGATAAGATTCATGCTATTTAGCATACTACTGAAACCCTGGTCAGCAACACTCTTCGATCCGTTAGTGTCCCATCGTCCATTTTGCCATTTGGCTTTTCCGCCTTTGTATTGTCTTTTCTCATTTAGCAGAGACAGCGAGGCTGCAGGGTATGTTTCAAAAATTGTGTTGCCGAGTGCATCCGGAAAATGTTCCATGATTAGTTGCATCCTTGCTACAACCGCTCCGATTAATGAAGCCAAAGGAGGAAGCGCCTCCAATTTGAAGTCAATAGGCCGTTTAGTAGTTTCCCACAAAAACGTCTTATTTCCGGTAAATTCATTGAGTCCTTGTAAGTCGATTGGGACATCCACTGCACACACATCACCATTACTGATAAAATTCGAAAATACTTTGACATCTGCTCTGACTGCTTCAATAAGGGTATCTTTGCCCTCATATTTTTTCAAAAGATCAGTAGGGATTATTGATGCGCATAAATAACAGTCATTTGAACTATCAATACGTGTGACTTTAGCCACTTGTGATTTGCCTGTAGAATATCCTGCTAGGTCTATTCCGTATGCTACATTATTCTTGAGCAACAAAATTCCCCCTAATCGATGATGTTTCATCATACAGATGAGTCATATTGTAATCCATATTAAGCAGAATGCGGTTCCGACAATGTGTGTTTAATGTTTTCAATATTATAGCACTAAGATTCCTCTATCATCATATACTGAAGCGCGTCTATCCCCGCCATGCCTTAGAGACCTATCCAAAGCCATGATCGTCGCAACTGCACCGTCTATCTTCTCAGTTGACTTCGCCTTGTCCGGTTTTATATTTCCGGCTGGGTCAGTACGGATAAAAATGTTATCCATCATCCAGCGCAGAACCGGCTGACCGCCATGCGCTATCTTTTCTTCCAGGGTCAATTTCATTAGCTCTTTGGTTGGCGGCGACATATCCTTAAATCCCTGGCCAAACGGTATCACAGTAAAGCCAAGCCCTTCCAAGTTCTGGGTCATCTGCACTGCGCCCCAGCGGTCGAAAGCGATTTCCCTGATGTTATATTTGGTACCGAGTTCCTCAATAAAGCTTTCAATAAATCCGTAATGAACCACATTGCCATCCGTGGTTTTCAGAAAACCCTGCTTTTGCCATAGGTCATAATTCACATGATCGCGCCGCACCCGCAGATCAAGGTTTTCTTCAGGTATCCAGAAGTAGGGGAGGATGTGATACTTATCATCCTCATCAGCCGGAGGAAAGACCAGCATAAAAGCAGTGATATCAGTAGTGCTGGACAAGTCCAACCCGCCGTAGCAGATACGGCCCTTGAGACTTTCCGCATCAACCGGGAAAGCGCATTTATCCCATTTCTCCATGGGCATCCAGCGAACAGACTGTTTGACCCATTGGTTGAGTCTAAGCTGCCGGAAGCTGTTTTCCTCGGCCGGGTTTTGCCGCGCGCTCTCACAGGCGGCTTTTATCTTGTCGATGCCCACGGTTATTCCTAACGACGGATTGACTTTTTTCCAGACTTTAGGGTCAGTCCAATCGTCTTCTTCCTCTGCTCCGTAGATTAAAGGATAAAAAGTCGCGTCGTGCTTCCGGCCGTTCAGCAGGTCTTTGGCTTTTTGGTGCACCTCATAGCAAATACTGTTGACGTTATCGCCCGCTGTGGTTATGAGGAAGTAGAGCGGCTGCATTCTGGCGTCGCCGGAGCCTTTGGTCATGACGTCAAACAGCTTCCTATTTGGCTGGGTGTGCAGTTCATCAAACACCACGCCATGGATGTTGAAGCCGTGCTTGGAGTAGGCTTCGGCCGACAGTACCTGATAAAAGCTATTGGTTGGCAGGTACACGAGCCGCTTGGTGGAAGCCAAAAGTTTCACGCGGCGGTTTAAAGCCGGGCACATCCGCACCATATCAGCGGCAACCTCGAATACGATGGATGCCTGCTGGCGATCGGCGGCGCAGCCGTAAACCTCAGCACGTTCCTCATTATCACCGCAGGTTAAGAGCAGAGCGATGGCCGCCGCCAGTTCCGATTTGCCCATCTTTTTTGGTATCTCTACATACGCAGTATTGAACTGGCGGTAACCGTTGAGCTTTAAGATACCGAACAGGTCACGGATAATCTGTTCCTGCCAGTCAATCAGTTCAAAGGGCTGTCCCGCCCAGGAGCCTTTGGTGTGGCACAAGGCTTCGATAAAGGCAACCGCATAGTCGGCGGCATCTTTACTGTATTTTGAATCCGCGGCCATAAAGGAAGTCGGCTTGTATTTCTTGAGTTTTCGTATGCTTGCCGCCTCCTCTCTTACAGCGGGCAAAAGAAAAGAGCCTCCGAAGAAGCCCTAATTCCCAAGTATTTATTGGTGTAAATTATTTGCTTTCTTCCTCTTCCCCCGTCAGGATAAAACGGCAGTACTCGGGCTTGTGGTCATTAAGGTAAATAACCAATTCGCGAAAGCCCTTACTATATGCTTCCTTTTGGACGCGGGGGAGATCAAACATGTTCGTGACCCTGCTTTCCCTGATGGCTAAAATCTGCATTCGTATGGTTTCGTTCATCTGGCTTCCTCCATCTCTACAGATTCGGTGGCTGCCCGGCGCAGGATATCCAAATCAAAGCCCGCTTCCTTATAGCCGTCCAAGATGACCGAGTAATAATAGCAACCAGGCTGACCCGGCGGTCTGCCTTCGTTCATGATGTACACCATTGCCTTGACTGTCTTGCCGTTCATCTGCACCCTGACGGTTTCCTTGCGATATAAAAACGGCCAGCCCTCGTAGCGGTCCAGCGCCGCTTCGTCGGCGGAGGTTATCTCCCAGACCAGAACTGGAACGCTGCTGCCTTTTTCAGGTTCCACCGTTGCTACCGCACCCGTACGCGAACCCCTGAACAGGAGCCGCCATCCTTTCATCTCGCCGGAGCCGATAACTCTGGCAGTTGGACATCGGTCAGCCATCTGCGCAAGATTGAGGTTGGAACCATAGGCGATGTACAGTTTGTTATGCTTATCCATTAGAATTAGCCTCCTTTATCGCTGGTTTCAGCGGCGGCTTAAGCCGCCCGAAACCTCCATGCCGCCGAACCTTCCAGGTGTTTGCAAAGGTGCTCGCGGCAGTTTCTGAACTCCTCGCCGATCAAGCCGATTCGGTTTAAGTAGGTCCGCATGGCGAACTTTTCGTTTTCAACCTGGGGCTTTCTGGCGCTGGCGCTCCTTTGGGTCAAAGCCTGGCGGTTTATGGCCAGGGCTAAAACTATGTAGCTTCTGATTTTGCCCGCGTGCAGTTCGCTGTTAAATCCCCGTAGCTCCACTGTGTGGTTACCGTGCCAAAAGCTGTGCAGGTTCAGGAAGTGGTAGCGGCTTTCATGGTAGTGGCGGCTGCGGCTTTCGCAGTAACCTTCGTACCAAAGCTCTTCAAGCTCCCGCATGGTTTTCGGCTTTCTGGCGTTTATCTTTTCCACTAGGGCAGCATCCATCTTTTTGCAGAACCTCATCCGTACGGGTTCTATCTCCAGAGCCTTGTAAAAAAGGTCGTTCTTACTGGCGACGATGTTGATGAAGTTCCTAATGCTCCTGGGCGTATGGTCGGCGCCGTTCAGGTGAATGTGTATCCCGCAGGTTGAGTTGGTAAAAGCACCGGCCTTGCGAAGCTTTCTGACCAGTTCCTGCAGGGTGGCAATGTCCTCGCGGTAGGTTAAAACCGGGCTTACCAATTCTACGCTGTATTCGTGTTCAGCGCTTATCCTTCGGCCGTTCACCTTCACTTCCCGGCGGATGCTGGCGTCGCTCATAAACTTCCAGGTTCGTCCATCCGGGGTGTGTACCTTTTTGGTATCGTAGCTGTCCCGGCAGTGTTCGATCCTCCCGTTAAAAAACTGTGCCGCTATCTCGGCGGCCTGGCTCCTGGTAATCCCGGTAAACTCAATCTCAATTCCGAATTTGGTGTTGAACATGCTATCCAAGCTCCTTTCAGGTGTGTTTTTTTGGTGTGTACATATATCACTCTGAAAGGGCTATATAGCAAGGGATTTTAGCAATATAAACAGTTTAAATACGCCGAAATATCCGTCTTTTTATCCGGACGGTTGCCCCAGTTATTCTTCGATTTTTCTGATTTCATCCTCCCAAATACGACCCCTAGCCTGCTGCCGGAATCCCAGTCAACAAACACGGTGCCGGTATCGTCGATGAAGGATACTATACCCGGATCGCCGGGTTTCAGTTTTGTGTAAGGGTCCTCCATGCGAACTAGTTCCACCCGTGTACCAGGAGGATAATATGACCTGAGTGCCTTTAACATTTCCGGATGAATCTGCTTCATGCTTCTGGCACCTCCTCCGAACTGCGCTGGCCGTTTTTGAAAGCAGCGCTGCCGGTTAACCTGGATAGCAAAATCTTTCGTTCCTCTTTGTATTCCGGCCCGATAAATCCCAGCCGTAGCAGAAAACAGCGAAAGGCGTACTTCTCATTGTCATACGCCTTTTCGGTGGCCGTTACCCGTTTTTGGTTCTTGGCCATCGCGCAAAGCGCCCCGATGAAACGGGCATAGGCGCTGACTTCTTCCGCTGTAAGGCTGCCAGAGAACCAGGGGAAACGCAGTCGGTCCTCGGTCTGTTCAATTGGCAACCGGTCTGCGCCCAGGGCTTTTTTGATAAGGATTTCCTTGCTCTTAACCAGCCGCTCCAGATTGGTAATGTTGGCTTCGGTAAAACCTTCTTTGGGCATCTCTATAACCAGCTCGTTTGGTGCCTCAAACTGTAATCCGCGCCGGCCTAGCTCGTATAATAATTGCTCAAGCTCTTCGTCGCTGTTGATTTCGCTGGTGATGAGGGTGCCTTCTTTGTTGACTGTAAACCCGCCTATGATATAAGCAAAGGTCGGTGGGCCTTGGTATTCCGATGCGGCATTCAGGATTTCACTGATGGCCAGAACTAGCTCTTTGCGCCTAGCACCGGTAACGTTAAACTTAAATTCCATGGGATCGACCACCTTTCTGTTTTGGTAGTCATATACATCACTCTGGATCGGTGTAATAGCAAGCCTTTACACCATTTTTTTCATGCTTTCAAAGGGAGTATTCTGACCGCCGCGCAAAAGGAAAACATCAGCGTCAGAACCTTTTAAATCGATGTACCTTTTCACGATAACATCGCAGAACTTCTCGTCCAGTTCCACGGTGTGGCAAATCCGCCCGGTCTGCTCACAGGCGATCAGGGTGCTGCCCGATCCGCCGAAGGGATCAAGAACAATACATCCCGTCATGGTGGAATTGAGTATCGGGTACGCGACCAGCGGCACTGGCTTCATCGTAGGATGATCGGTGTTTTTCCTAGGTTTGTCGAACTCCCAGATGGTGGACTGCTTGCGGTCGGAGTACCAGGCGTGTTTGCCGGCTTTTTTCCAGCCAAACAATATCGGCTCATGCTGCCACTGGTAAGGTGAACGTCCCAAGACCAGCGACTGCTTTTTCCATATACACGTTCCTGATAAATAGAATCCCGCATCCTTAAACGCTTTACGGAAATTAAACCCCTCAGTGTCGGCGTGGAATACATAGATACTTGCATCCCTGGCCATGGCCTTTTCGGTCAGGGTGAAAGCTTCCAGCAGGAACTGGTAGAACTTCTGGTCCGCCATGTTATCGTTTTTTATCTTGCCCGCCGTACCCTCATAGTTAACGTTGTAGGGAGGATCGGTTACTACCAGGTTGGCACGTTTACCGTCCATAAGCAGGGTATAGGTATCCGCTTGGGTGCTGTCACCGCAGACAACGCGGTGCTGTCCTAAAAGCCACAGGTCGCCTGGCTTTGTTACAGCGGGCTTGGCCAGTTCGCCTTCTACATCAAAGTCGTCGTCCTTCACATCCTCAAGAGCGCCCAGCAGCTTATTCAGTTCCGCGTCGTTAAAACCGAGGAGGGAGATGTCGAAGTCCGCGCCCTGCAGATCGGCAATCTCTACTGAGAGCATTTCATCATCCCAGCCAGCGTTCAGGGCCAGCCGGTTGTCGGCTATAATGTAAGCCCGCTTCTGAGCTTCGGTCAGGTGTTCCGCGAACACGCAGGGCACTTCACCAATGCCTTCCTCCTTGGCAGCCAGGATGCGCCCATGCCCGGCGATTATATTAAGGTCTTTATCCACGATGACCGGATTGACGAAGCCGAACTCCCGCAGTGATGCCCGAAGCTGGAGTATCTGTTCCTTGCTGTGAGTGCGGGCGTTTCTTGCATAAGGCACCAGTCTGTCGATATTCACTTTTTCAAAACGCTCGGTTGTGTTCATTCTTATCGTCCTTTCCTGCCTGACAGCAAAGCTTCCATAATGTCGTCCTGCGGATTGCCAACAAAAGCCGTGGTGCAATTCTGTTTGACGATGTCAAATATCTCATACCAGATGAGGTTTGCCTGCTTCTGAAACGATTGGCTCATCTGTACAAACGGACTGGCCATCGCGCCGCCCGTGGTGGGGTGCTTGCCTAAAAGTCCGTAGGTACTGATGGCTTCCTCACACTGGATATAACGCGTAAACGCCTGGGCATAGGCTTCAATCAGCCGCGGGTTGACGAACTTCTCACAGCCGCGGTCCTTGAGCCATTTCCAGGTTTCTTTGAACAGATCGCCAGCGCCCAGCGGCTTACCGTCTTTTTGTCTCGCGCTGAGGTAATCGCTGGGTGCAGGCATGTCTTCCCCGTATAAATCTGCCGCATCCTCAAGTTCCTCCGCTTCGAGCATCGACTCAGGCTGCAGTTCCGGGGCTTCTAAAATCTTTGCAGCCTTTCCGGATGTGATTTTGTCAGCCAGGGGCTGCGGCTTGTCACCGGCACGGACCCGGCGACCGCCTCTATTGGTTCCGTCTTTTGCCACAAACCCTCACCTCCTAGCTGTGGCGGGGCTTAATCCCCCGTTTGAACTGTAATTTTTGCACGCGAAGGGGGCCGCCCGTTCTCCAGGGCAAGGGCTACAGAGATTTGACTCCCCCCTCCCGGTCACTTCCTTTGCCAACGACCTCCTTCGCGTGCGGTGATCTCCGAATGGCATGAGGTACACAAACTCATGAGGTTGTCCTCATCGTTCGTCCCGCCTTGCGACAAGGGTTTAATGTGGTGTACTTCCTGAACCGGCGTTATTTTCCCGTTCTTCACGCACTGCTCACATAGTGGATGGGATGCAATGTAGCGGTCACGAATGCGTTTCCACGTCCTGCTGTAGCGTTTCTTCATTGCGGGATCGCGCTGGTATCGTTCATATCGTTTTGCCTCTTCCTTGGTATGCTCCGCGCAAAACCGACCGTCTGTAAGCTTCGGACAGCCAGGTTGGGAACACGGTCGTTTGGGTTTGTATGGCATTAAGTCACCTCATTTTAGACAAATAAAAAGCCCTCGCGGGTCACCCCGTGAAGGCGTCAAATTGATTGTTCATACTAACATGTTATCAGATATTTTTCGTCATTTTCGTCAACTTCTCATTGTCCTACTAAACATGACCTGAGCATAGTTCTCGGCATCGTTTGGGGTTAACATATCATACTTCTGCTTTACAGCACTGAAATACTCGCCGATATCCTCTTTAGTAATTATGCGATTAGAATTCGCGTCAGCTGGCAAACGGCCGCGGGTTTTGATCCAGGGCATTTCCGAGTGCGTAAATCGCTCCAATATTTTCCCGCTGTAACAGCAGAAGTTCTGAATAACACTATCAATAACTGCTTTTTCTACATCTGTAAAAACAGAAACGTCAAACTCTCCATTGCTTTCTATAGGATCAAAACGGTAACTCGAGTAGCGGTTGTAAATCTCACGATAAACTGGCCCATGCACCCACGCTTCACAGTCCTCAGCAAACAAAAAGCTGTTCATAAAAGCATAATAGAATCCCTGAGTATAATACAGAGCCTTCTGCAATGCCAGCGGGGTGATGTCTTCGCACTGGTACAACAAGTAGCCAATAACCTCATCCACTTTTGACGCTTCAGTTATTTGACCGCCAAGTAACTCCACAGTCTGGCGTTTGCTCTTTTCATATGCCGTCTGAGATCTGAGGTTGCCTCGATTTTCTTCCAGCAATGAAAGGTAAAAAGACGGTTCATCGTAAATTCTCTGAAGTATATCGGAATACTGCTTTGTCGGCATATCGCCATCGCAATAACGAGTAAAAGTCATCTCTCCCCAACCTAAAAGCAAGGATAGTGGCCGTTTTCCGATGTTGTATTTTTGCGGAATCTCTAAGATTTTTTCAAGCGAAATGATGCCATTTTTTTGACGATAAGCATCATAAAGCGCCTTAAGATTGCCATCCTCAATTTCGGCTGCGTAGACTTCAGCACCACATTCAGAGCATACTGCTTTCTTTCCCGTATAACTATATTCCTCACCTTTCAAAGAGCATGTTAAAGAAAGGCTTTCACTATAATAGGCCACATCTGTTCTGCATTCCTCACAGAATGTCATTTTCTCATTCATAAAGCCCCCTCCTTTCACTTCCGATCACTACTTAAAACAGTAATCGATCGGCTTGTTACGCTTATGGAATGATATGACAACCACGCGCTTTCCTTCACTGATGTCTATTAGGTTAAATTTGGTATAAATATCTACCATTTCTTCATTGCCTTCAAAATTGAATAACATGACCTCCGAACAAAAAACATATAAGACCTCATATTCATATCCCAACTTTGTGTTTTGAAGTGTATGGCAGAAATCCTCCGGCGCAATTTGCAAAAGAATTTCTTTTTGCTTTTTGTTAGTGAGGTTGTACTCGTTTATAAAGTCTAGGTTTTCCCGTCTATTCTCATTTTTAGAAATATAAAAACGACTCTCTCTTACGCAATCCTGTATTGTCTGCAAAACCAGCACTATTTGCTGTCGGGTATAGCTCTGATTGTAATGTGGATTCATTGCAACACCTCTTTGTAATGCAATGATACTATAATATATGCCTTTCGTAAAGATTTATGCATCAATTGGTGCAATTATTTTTAAAGGAGTGCTGTCCAAAAATGATTGAAAGCACTCCCAACGGATTAGGCAGCCATATTCTATTCTTATTCCTCAAGGCTGTGCTTTAAAAAATCGTTATGCTTGCGGCGAGGAAACTGCTCATCGTGCTCACCAATAGAAAAAGCGATTTGCTGCCAGGTCATACCGTTTATGTACCGGAGCGACAAAATCATCCTTATTTGACTGTCCTTGATTCCATTGATGTAACGATTAAGGCGATTCAGTTCATAAAAGCATTTCTTTATATTTAAATCAATTAGACCTCTTAAATCAGCGATCTCGGCGGTATATATTGCGAGCCTATCAACCAAACCTTTTGATCGGGGCATTCCCGTTATACGACTTGTGCAGGAAGTCGCAAGAGATTCCAACTCATCGAGCCGCCGTTGCTGTTCTTCAATTTCTCTATTCAGCCAATAAAGCTGGGACAGTTCTCTTTTAGTCATGCAATCCCTCCCTCAGATTGGCTTTAACGGCATTAATCAAGGCGGTCTGGGTTTTATCCTTTAGTCGGAGAACCTTCATGACCTGTTCGTCAATCGTGCTCTTGGCGATAATGTGATGAATAACAACGGTGTCCTTTTGTCCTTGCCGCCAGAGCCTGGCATTGGTCTGCTGGTAAAGTTCCAGGCTCCAAGTCAGGGAGAACCACACAAGCGTTGAACCGCCTGTCTGCAGGTTCAAGCCGTGGCCGGCTGATGCTGGGTGGATAACGGCCACCGGGATATCGCCGTCATTCCATCGCTTTATGGAATCGGTACTGTCCAGCCGCTCGGCGGGAAAACGCTCCAGTATCCTCTTAAGGTCGTGCTTGAACCAGTAGGCAATTAAAACAGGCTTGCCGTTGGCGGCTTCAATCAGATCCTCCAGCGCGTCCAGTTTGCGGTCATGCAGGCGGGCAACTCCGTGGTTCTCGTCATAAACCGCGCCGTTTGCCATCTGGAGCAGCTTGCCGGAAAGTGCAGCGGCGTTAACCGCGTCAATTTCCTTGTCTTTGATAGAAAGCACCATTTCGCGCTTCATTGTCTGGTAGCAGTCGGTCTCTTTTTCAGATAACCTGACGGGGATTTCGTTTATCACGAGCTCCGGCAATTTAAGATAGTCGGTATTTTTCATGCTGATAGTAATGTCCGAGATCAGTCGATAGATGGCTTCCTCCGCACCGGGCCGGGGCTTGTATGAAAATACCATCTGCTGGCTTCGTTTGTCGGGCATAAAGTAATTGTTGCGGAAATGGGTGATATACCGGCCAAGACGCTGCCCCATGTCAAGGATGCCGATTTCAGCCCATAAATCTATCAATCCATTGGAGGAAGGCGTTCCAGTAAGGCCGACCACTCTTTTGACACTGGGACGAACCTTGCGTAGCGCCTTGAAACGTTTGGAACTGTTAGCCTTAAATGAACTCAATTCATCAATAACCACCATGTCATAGTCGAAGGGAAGTCGGCTCTTATTCACTAGCCAGTCAATGTTTTCCCGGTTAATAATATAGACCTGTGCTGGCTGCAAAAGCGCAGCTTTTCGCTGGGTTTCGCTGCCGATAGCCACCGAGCAGGTAAGCCCGTTTAAGTGGTCCCATTTATCAATTTCTGCGGGCCAAGTCTCTATACCTACCCGTAGCGGAGCAATAACTAAAACCTTTCGGATCTCAAAACTGTCTAGGGTAAGATCGAAGATGGCGGTAAGAGTGATGACGCTTTTACCAAGTCCCATTTCAAGCAAGATAGCCGCTATCGGATGTTCAAGTATAAAGTGGGTTGCATATTCCTGGTATTCATGAGGCTCGTATCTCATCCAGCATCCCTCCAATCTGATCCGGGTGATCAATGATGTAGACCGAAAACCCTAACGCTTCCAACTGCCCTTTTCGGTTTACTTGTAACGGCCGGGGTTTGCATCCCGTTGTTTTAACTTCCGCAAAGGCAATTCTGCCGTCAGGTAACAGGATTAGGCGGTCTGGCATTCCATCTAAACCGGGGCTTACAAACTTGGGGGCTAATCCTCCTATCGCCTTGACCGCCTGTACGAGTTTGCGCTCCAGTATCTTCTCCTTCATCTTGACCTCCCATCGTTTAACTGGTGGAACGACGGAACGAAAAGGAACAAGATTTCCTATATATACCCTCACGCGGGTGCAGGAACGCTCTATACCTATTACAGGACACCGACATAATATATAGTAGATTTCGTTCCTATTGTTCCTTATGTTCGCAAAGCTCCATAAAATCAGGCTTTGTTGCATCACCCTGCTCATAGCTTGTTCCATATGCGCTGCTTCCCGTATAGCGACAGGCGTTTAGACGATTCGGACTGCGACCAGCCCAACTTGCGTAGTATGGTGCTTATCTCATAGCTGTCCGCTCGCTTTATTGCCGCTGCATCCTTTCCGAAACACTCGCACCAGATTTCCATCGTGCAGACAGAACTTCGGCTCGTTACGCCCCTTGGTTGAGTCGGATCTCCGTCGGCGCGGATGAACTCTCGCCGGCGATAAATGTCCAAATCATCCCAGCTTTCAGGTAGAAGCCGTTCGAGGTAGTCCAGGACCTGACCCTCGCGTGGATCGGTTTCAAGTGCGGCGTTTTGCTCCGCTGCCGCTGCCTCCTTGACGCCTCCCTCCAGATACAGCTTCTCGCCGGCCTTCCAAAGAGTTACCGCCTCCGCCCATATCTGCTTGACCTCCTCGTCGGTGATGTCCCACGAATGCTTCCTCGTACCGCCGGGAGTCTTTACCGGCCAGAAGCGGCGGTTGCCCGTGGGGTCGCGGAGGAAACCGCCCATGCTGTTGACGGTCGCCACGATGATACTTTGGCGGGGGTGGCTCTCCACCACACGCCCGTAACTGGCGCGGTACTTGTCGTCACGACGGCTGATGAATGACTTCACGCTGTCTATGTCGGACTTCCGCATCCCGGTCAGTTCCCCGATTTCAAGAATCCAGTAGCCCTGCAGCTTCTCAGCGCCGGCCTTATCCTGCATATCCGTGAGCGTCAGCCCGTCGTTGAACCATTTGTCGCCCGCAAGCCGGTTAAATAGGGTACTTTTGCCCTTGTCCTGAGGTCCGTCCATGACCAGAACACTGTCGAACTTTATACCCGGCACAAAAACACGAGCTACCGCCGCCACAATGGTTTTGCGCGTCACGGCTCTGGTGTAGATGGTGTCCTGTGCGCCGAGGTGGTCGATGAGCAGCGTCTCCACGCGCACCCTTTTGTCCCAAGGCGGCAGAGAGTTAAGGTACTCCCGAATTGGATGGTGCTTGCGCTTCGCCGCCACCATGTTCAGTGCATCCTGGGTTTTGTTCGGCGAGTAGATGCCATAAATGTCGCTTAAGTAAACCCGTAGCTGCGACGTGTCGTTGTCCGTCCAAGACGGAAACTTAATCGGTTCCCATGCCGGCTTGGCAATGAAGTCAAGGCTGCTTTTCAGTTCGTTATAGCCCACGACTGCGACTTTCGGATCGTTGTCAAGGATAAGCACCAGATTGTCGAGGGTGTCCTTGACCTTGCCGTTCTTCTCCACCTCCAGCTGCAGCTGCCAATCGTTGCCGCCGTCTGCGGGTTCGGCAAACTCGGCTTGCGCCTTCTCCATCCTTTGTTTAGCGAGCCACGCCTTCACGCCCTGTTCGCTGCGGGCGAGGTCGAGCATCGCCTTGACGCCATCCTTCTCGTCTAGATGCCCGAAGCGGTGAACCCGCATCAGGTCAAAGGCATTCAGCAGCTGCCCGTAGGCGGGGTCACTGGCGTGGTTGGAGTAGACGAACCGGTCATCATATATGACCACGCCCGCCGTGCTGTCGGCGAGCCTATACCCATAACGCCCGCCAATTAAGGACATCTCGTATATATCCGACATTTCCGAATCAATGAAATCCTGAATCGGGAAATGGGCGTTGTTGAACGCGCCGATAATGCCTTCCTTTTCGAGCGGGTCTTTCTGGTGCTTCATCTCACGGTTGATGACCGCGCTTTCCCTCGACGATGTGGGAAGCTGGGAACAGTCGCGCCAGTTCGGGTGCCCCGCCAGGTACTCGTCGGGGTCGAGCCACTCTCCTTCAAAGCGTTTGAAGATGTATTCTCCGTTGGACGGCGTGGTCGGCCAATACATAAGCTGATGGGGGCGGTAGGAGCATTCGTCGAATTGGTCGATACCCCACTCCTCGGCAAAGAACCTGGTTATGGCGGCGTACTCGTCCGGCGTTACGTCGCGGGTCAGGGGTGTGATGATACGCACCCTCGGTGCTTCCGGCGTATGCCCGTGCGTGGTATATAGACAGGAAGCGTACCTGCCCAGCATTCCGTATCGGTCGATGAACTCCTTAGCGGCGTGGTCAGCGTCGTGGGTTAGCATAGAACGGCACTCCACCATCTCGCGCTTGCGCTGCCCATTCCTTAGCCAGCCGCCAACGTGGCCGCCCTTGTCTTTTACCCTGTCTCGTTCCTTCTTGGGGAGGCGAGGGTATTCCTCGACAGTCTCGGATGTGCGGACAGTAGTTTCCAGCCTCTTACAAAGGTCGTCAAAGGTAATCGTCTTGTTTGACCACTTCTTGGCGAAGCAACTGTTGCCGTAGGCAATCTTCAAGTCTCGCATATCGCGACCTCCTTGCACTTGCTGTTGTAATATCGAATCGGCATACCGCGCCGTTTCGCCCTGGCTATTTCGCATCTCATCCCGGCGCTGACAGTGTCGCCGAATACCCACAACTCATCGCATTTAGCAAGGAGAATCAGGGCAAAAGATAGTCCCATTTCCCGACTTTCCTTATCGGAATCGTCCATGAACTGTGGATAGTGGAGATGCGGCGCCAGGGGAATACACCCCTGGCTGACCGCAAACCGGCAATAGCCTTGTGCATGTTTTATGTTGTATTCGCTGTCCCCCGCAAAGGGAGAACAAATGTAAACCAGGGGGCGGTATTGCTTCACAATTGCTTTTTCTTCCCGCGCCACATTGGTCAGGGCTTTGGCAGCGGTGGGGTCGGGATATCCTTCACTATTAAGCTTGTCCATCACTTACTGTCCCTCCGCCGAGAAAGTAGTTAACAAAATACTGCTGGCCTTTGCCGGTCACCTTCGTGGTCTTGGATATAGTGACATGCCCGTCCGAATGGGTGATAGCGGTTTCCTTGACCTTGAATAGCCCAAGCTCCATCGCCTTCTGGGTCGGCGCATTGTAATCGGTGCCTTTGCGCTTGATGAGGAAGCCGTCCTGGCGGAGCCTTTCAAACAGACGATTCTGGCCGATTTCGATGCCGTTACCTTTGAGGATTTTGGCCAGTTCACCGATAAGGATAGTGCCCTCCGAAACCGAAATCGCATCGGCAAAGACTACCTTGGGCTTGTCCTGGGCGGACTGCAGCTGAAGCCGTTCTTTTTCATGCCGTTCCTCTTTGAGAGCAGTCAAGAGCTTAATCCAAGAGTCAGGGTCATTCATGATTTCTTCCAGTTTGGAGGGCGTGATATAGGCTCCATGTTTGCGGATGGTCGGTAAAACCTCATGGGTGACCCAGCGTTTGAAACTCCTGAGTTTTTCCTCCCTGTCAGCGATGTACTCATCACTTACACCTCGCGCCTTCGTTGGCTGCATGGCAAAGAGCAGGGCATATAGACCCGCTTCGTTTACCACGGCAAATCGCTGGATTCCGCCGGGGGTAGTCATTTGCGTATACCCCTTTTCATCCTCATCTAGAGTTTGCATTGCACGGTTGCGGTTGGTCTCACCAAAAACATCGCACACGTCTTTGGCGACCCACCAGGTGTCGCCACCCCTATGGATAGTCCTGACCTCTTTCCCTTCATAGGAGAATACCTGCAGTTCGTTCATACTGATCCGTCCTTTCCGAAGGCTCAAATTCTTTATGGCCTTCGGAATAAGCCACCGCAGGGAGAGGAATCGGACGGTTCGTTATGATTTTTTAATCTTTTTTATAAAACTGGCATTCAAAGCCGTCAGCCCTTAGCTGAAGTCCTTTTGCCCAGGGGGGTGTCTCACCCATGACGGCGCAAATATCTTCAACCGATGCCTGGTCCGGGGCTTCAATCACAACTTCGTCGTGGACATGCATAACGATGGTGTAGCCTAGGGCATCCAAACGGTTCATGGCATAACAAAGAATATCCCTGGATGCTGCCTGTACAATGTTCTCAACAAATTTCGGGCCGTAACTTTCGATGCGCTCCCATTTCTTGGCGGCACCGATACCCTCATATGTCAACGATTCGCTGCCGAAACGGTTTAATTCAATCCGGGGCTTAACGTAGCAGAGCTTCCTGCCGGATGGCAGGGTAATGAAAAGCATTCCGCTGCGGTACTCAAAACAAATTCCGTGTGTTTCTGTAGCAGTACGTTCCTTGACCGCTGTTTTGGCAGACCGGTCAACCTCCCACCAGAACCTTACTATGTTGGGATTGGCCTTCCGCCAGGCGGTCACCAGCGGCTGCAGTTCCTCTTCAGAAAGCCCCATATCCAATGCGCCCATAGCTGTCAAAGCGCCGACTGATCCGCCGTAGCCCAGTGCCAGTTCAGCGATCTTACCTTTTTGTCGCAGGGGGCTGCCTTTGGTGACCTTTTCAATGGGAACATGGAACATCTGCGCAGCTGAAGCTTCATAGATTTTGCCGTGGGTTGCAAATACCTCATTCCGCCAGGTTTCCCTCGCCAGCCAGGCTATTACTCTGGCTTCAATGGCACTGAAGTCTGCAACGATGAACTTGCATCCGGCCTGCGGGATGAATGCGGTACGGATAAGTTCTGATAAAACGGAGGGTACAGAATCGTAGAGCATCTCTGCGGCATCAAACTGCCCGGAGCGAATAAGGCTGCGCGCCTGTTCTAGATCGGGCAGGTGGTTTTGCGGTAGGTTTTGAACTTGGATCAGCCGCCCGGCAAATCGGCCGGTTCGATTGGCGCCATAGAACTGCAGCAATCCGCGCGCCCTGCCGTCGAAGCAGACTGCGTTTGCCATCGCTGTGTATTTCTTTATGCTGGACTTGGCTAGCTTTTGCCGTAATTCTAAAACACGTCCCAGATTTCCAGGTGCGGTCTTGAGCAGTTCCTTAACCGCTGCTTTGTCTAACGTGTCGGTTTCAAGACCATGATCAGCGAGCCAGGACTTCATCTGCGCGACTGAGTTGGGATTTTCCAATGCGGTCAACTCTTGCATCACTCGCGTCAATTCCGCCCGCGACTGCTCATCGCAGCGGATCGCCTGTCTGACCAAGGTCATGTCCAGCTTAATACCCCGATCATTGATTACCTGGTCGAGAATATAGTTTTTCCACTCATCCTCTGGTACCGGAAAATTTGTCAGTTTTGACTGTATTGCCATTTCTGTTTCAACATCTCGTGCATTATAGGCTTTGAAGCGTTCCCATTTTTCAGGGTCGTGTTCGGGGAGATTGCGTATACGCTGGCCGTTGGCTTTTGATTGCTTGGCGGGCATGGTGAAGTAGCGGATCAGATCCTTGCCCTCAGTTAGTTTTTGCTTTTCCGCCCCGGTAACCAATGCCACTCCTTCCAGCGACAGTGGCAGTCCCAGGGTAGCGGCCCAAATCATGGTGCAGCGCCAGGAATCCGGTTTTAACCACTGGCCTAGATAGCGGGACAGACATATCCTTTCAAATTGTGCGTTGTGCGCCCATTTAATAATGCTTTCGTCTAATAGGGCATTAACGATTTCATTCGGCAGTCGTTCGCCGCTGGCAAGATCAATAACCCTAACATCTCCACCGTCAACACTGTATCCGAACAACAGAATTGCAAAATCCGGTGATTCAGCATACCGATAGACCCCGCTTTTGGCGAGGTCTACCGTGCTAAACGTTTCTAGATCGATGCTGACTGTTCTCATGACAGGAAATCATCGTCCACATCGGTGGCAAAATCATCTGCGGCATTTGATTTGCCCCCCAGCGGTTCACCATCGCTAATTTTTTGAATATTTCCCAAGCCGCATGCTATTCCGCGATTTCCATTGGAATTGAAGGCATAGAAATTGATGCTGACTCTCGCGTAGACGCCAGAATAGATTTCAGAACGTTCCAAGATAGGGTTGACCTGTCTATCCACTATCTGCGGGGCGGTGTTGCTATTGGCGTTCACGAAGAAGCTGTCCGCATAGGCTTCATCATCCGGTCGGTCGATGTCACCATCACGGAGCGGGAGTTTTAGCTGCGCTTTATTGGGAATCTTGCCGCCGAACTTACCCTTACCTTCCTCGATAGCCGCATCCACTGCAGCATTGATAGCCGCGATGGTCTTGGTATCGCTCTTGGGGATGATCAGGCTGACACTATACTTCTCCGCACCGCCATTGATGGACTTCGGTTCCCACACGTTTGCAAAAGACAGACGCACAATGCCAGTGATTACCTTGGTAGGGTTTTTCCCAGGGTTAGGATTAACTCTGTTTGCTGTGTTCGACATAGTATTAAACCTCCGTAAATTCATTTTTCGCGCAAGATACATTCATTGCCTGGCGCTTGTCCGAAAGCGGGACCAAAGTCGGTTTTCCTGGCGGCTTTTCGATGAGACCACCAAGGATTTCCTGGAATTTTGCTTTACTCATCAGCTTCTCCATCTAGTGAGGGTAATAAGGCTCTGACGGTAGATGTCGCGGTAGCCAGCATCTTTTGCGGCTTTAGCGACGGCATCTTCATTGGCGTACCTGCGGTTAGAGCGACCCTCTACCAGCTTATAGCCGCGCCACTCCTTACCGTGGCTGACCGCCGCTTCTAGCGCATATGCCTTGATGTCGTTCGCCCATGAGGTGAGATCATCTAGTAGGGCGAGGATTTCCTCGATGTCCTCGTCCGTAAGCAGCGGGGGCAAGGCGAATTCGAATCGGGCCAGTTTCAATTTCTCTTCAGCCCGTGCCCGGCACTTCACTGCCGCCCGGCAAAACTGGCAATGTTCACCGGGATCGTACTCGCCTTCACCTTGGAAAGCCAACTCTGCCGTTGGTTTGAGGACTTCCTCGGCCCACTGGTACAGCGATTCCTTGAATACCGTGTGGGTGCTGACATTTTCACGGCGGGGCTGATAAATGGTCATGGACACCGTAAGGATGTCGTAGATGCCATCGAAGAGTTCCAGCGCACCGAGGGCGTACAGTTTCATCTGCGGATTGTCCTCCGCTTCCACCAGAACGCCCTGTCCATACTTGAGGTCAATTATGTGGAGCGTCCCATCCGCAATAATCATGCAGTCCCCCGTACCGAAGCCGCCCGGCACGAATTTTGAGAAGTCCAGGCGCTGCTCGACCAGCACGACTGGGTCACTGCACTCCTGCTTTGCCTGGGCGACGAGTTCCTGGATGAACTCCACATAGCCGTCCGTGTAGCCGTCCATTTCGTCGGAGTCGTACTTGGAGACGGGCTTCTTGGAGCGCATCTTCAACGCCCGGCGCAGCTTGTGTTCCGCAAGAGCGTGTGCAGCAGTCCCCTCGGCGGCGGATTCCCCGCTGTTGTCCTCGAACTCCCGCTCCAGCCGCGCCGACGGGGTGCAGTTCATCCAACGATGGGCTCCAGAAGCTGACAGCAGAGCGTGTTGTTTGTCTCCGTTCATTTCAGCCCCTCCGCGTCCGACAACAGCGCCGCATAGTTCGCCGGGTCAATTTGGCTGAGTTTCGATGCGCCGTACTTTTCAAGCAGAGCCCTAACATCAGCCGTAAATCCTTGCTGGCTTTTGTCTGCCAGTGCTGCTCTGACTTGCTCCAGGGTAACTGCTTTAGCTGCAGGTTTTACTTCCTTTGCGGTTCCTGGCTTTTCAGGTTGGACCCCTTTGGCAGGTTCGTTGCCCGCCATCGCTTCCGCAACAGCCCAAAGACTGTCTGCCAGATTGCTCAGATTAGCCGCTACATCCAGCAGCAGTTTGGGTTTGCTCAAGGTCCTCACCTCCCTCCTCGACGATAGACAGCGTTCTCACACTGTCGCCAGGGACAATGACGGTTAGCCTTCGCTTGTCACCCAACAGGAGACGCAGCACTCTCTCACGAACGGTGACATGGCGGCAACCGACAATTCCTCCGCCCAGCGGTTCCTTTGAAACACTAATCTTAAGCGTGTGCTTCATACGGATCACCTTGCCTTTCTGAAGGCTTTTTTGTGTGCCTTCTGCCTTATGCCACCTGCAGAGAGTAAATCGGACGGTAGCTATAACATTTTTTTGAGTTTTTTCTTCGCACGGTTTACTGAGTAGCGTATAGTGGATTCGTCCACCTCCTCAAGGGCGGCAAGATCTGTATATGACCAGCCCTCAATGCAGCACTTTTGGATGAGATATTGCTGCCGTTCATTAAGATAAGACATAGCGTGGTTAATGGTTTCAGATTCAATTAAATCTGCGAGGATGTCGGTACTATCACTGAAATAGCGCGCGTCTTCGTAGGTAAATGTGGAAAGAAGTGTGTGTCGGTCTGGACGGGAGTTCCTGCGATCATTCTTCTTTTCCGCTTCCACGGACTCCAGATAAAACGCTCCAACCTCATCAGAAACCTCCAACTCAATGATTTTGCCATCGGCGTTTTTGTACTTAATTTTCACTTTTTTGCGTCCTTTCCGTCCGAGACACTGACGGTGGGACACAAAAAGAGCCTGTGGAGAAGATGTCCACAGACCCCGCTTGTCCAAAAATGGGCGCACGAAATCACGGTGGGTGCATCTTCATTCCAAACACAGTCCTTATTACTGTGTTCTGAACTCTCTATGCATCCCGCCGTCCTTATGCGCACTTGGACATTGAGATTTATTTTCGGCAGTTAATTTCAACCACCGACTCTATTATCGTTCTTTGCAATTTTTCATGAGCAACTCATCGTGTTGGTCATGAAACTGCGTATAACTAATGTTTTTCCGTTTCAGGGCATAAAAAAAGGACCCCTTTCGGGGTCCAAAACCAACTCAGTGAGTTATTAGAATTTAATCCTCGTCATCTTTTATTGTACTGCCTAACTGTTTAACACCCGCCTTCTCGCAAATACTGTTAAAATCCTGCAGAGATATTCCAGGCATATTTTCCATTATGTGAATGTAAGTTTTATCTGGATCTTGATAATAATTCAGCTTGTTATTGGATTTATCAAACAGCTTTTCAGTAATACGGAGGCTCAATTTTAATCCTACGCAGACTGCTATCAATACTTCCGTGCCCATATTGTTATACTTATCATTTTTAATTTTTCCGTGGTAATTCTTATGAAGGTGCGTCTTATCGTTGAATGTTTCAGGATGCGTCCATTTCCTGTTCTCCATCAAAAACCACAAACATTGACAAAGTGTGCTTGTGGGATTGGATAACATCTTTACCAGCTCTATTTCTTCGCCTTCATCATAAGCCGAGATATGCTCGTGGAATGCCGAATAGACTTCCTCTGGCTCATATTTAAAGTTTGCCTGATACTTTGGGTGGAAGGTAAGTATCCTCTGGTCAATACCTTCAATTCTATACAGAAATGCAAAGCCCATAAAGTCCTTTTGCATATTCCGATAGGTCGCATATTTTTGCTCATGTATGTTGATAACACACTGTGCAAGGTTTTTCTTCGCCTTTGCGGTTAAGTGAAGCATTCCGTCTTTCGCTGTTATGTATTTCTGGTCCGCTAATACAAAATACCCATCAGCAAAAACAAAACGTCCACCGCTTACCCATTCACGAAGAAATGAGTCTGCAGAAAGAAGTTGGTAGGCTTCAACTGGTGTTAAAGCAACAAATTCCCTGCTATTATTGATCTCAGCAAAAACTGCCTCATAGTCTTCAAATTCAGAAATTCTACCCATCAGTCCGACTTCAATTAACCTATATTTCACAGAAGCCCTTGATACGATGAAAAACCCACTCAAGTCCTCAACCAGAGTATCACATGATGGGGCCGAATCGTTTTTCTGATAACTGTCTATGAATTCAAGTGCCTTCTTCTGAAAAGAATCAAAAGGCATGAGTACTCTCGGAGCCAGGCGATGGGCCTGCCACTCCAACCATTTCACTTCGTTCTCTTTTGTTTTTTTGCCTTCTGGCGGTTGAAAAAATGTTTCTGATTGACGACACATAATAGGGTATAGTTTCTCAGATGCAGCAGCATTTTTTATACCCAGTATTTCAAAATATATTTTATCTTTCTCCCAATGCAGTGCTTCATGAATCAATGTATTCCGCTTCGCACCTTCTCCATACAATGCTTCTGAGTCTGGGTCTATTAGAACCGTTCCCGCAGGATAGACTTCTATATGAGAAATGCCGGTTTGATAATCATAGACTTCGACCTCACCATCGAGCAATAAGCAACATCCGAAAACATCCAGATTCCTGGAAAGCGATACCTCTTTAACGGTTAGCCCAGCTTCCTGTAAAACCTTATCAACAGGCAAAGGCATTGGCGTTTCCAGTGCCTCTTTACAGTGCTTAGACAGATATTTTGTTGCGTAATCATCGAGGCGATTCTTCCCAAGAATCAGAGCACCTGTTTTCTTGTTAATATCAAAGATATCGCTCGATGTCGGTTTGCTCGTCATCTATATCCCGTTCTCCATTTTCTATAAAATCAAGTGGCATGGCGGCCAACAGCTTTTTTGCTTCTCTCCAGGTCGGACAGAATTCCTCTACAAGAGCATGAAACCTGTGAGTATGGTTTTTCTCCAGCAGATGCACCAGTTCATGAATTACCACATATTCGAGGCATTCCATTGGCTTCTTAGCAAGCTGAAGATTGATCCAAATCCGGCGTTTGTCGTTATTGCAGGTACCCCATTTGGTTTTCATGTTTTTAATTTTGAATTCATCTGCATAAATGCCTGTTTTTTTCTCACACCTTTCTACAACAGATTTGAGAACTCTCATTAACTCCTGCCGGTACCATTCAATAAAAGCCCGCTCCTTTGCTTCGGTGGTCGCATTCTTCGGCACAGTCATAATAATCTTTGTCGGAGTCTTCACAATCTTGTACTGGGTTCCCTCGTTAATTACCTGTAGACGATATGGCTTGCCCCACAAATAATGCGATTCGCCAGAAACATACTCTCGCTTGCTCTGACGTTCCTGGGCAAGCATTCTATCTCTGACCTTCGTAATCTCTGGGAGTTTCTTAAGGACAAACAGTTTGATGTCCTCATCCTTCACCTCTGTAGGAGTACTTACAGTTATCTTCCCATCCGGCGGGATTACGCGGATATAAAGGTTTTTCAAATTTGTCTTTCTGATAACCTTTATCGGCAGCCCGCCGATTACGGTTTCTTCTTTATGCATCGTATTCTTCCTGCCTTTGTGTAATATCGAAGACATTATTCGTCTCTTCCGTAGCCCTGTCCTCGGTATACATATGGAGCAATAATTTTTTATAAATAGCAAGTCTTATACGCTGCTGTTTTTGGAAATTTCTCTTCCATTCCGGCTGGATAGATATACGGATTGCACTGTCAACATCAATCGTTAATTGGGCATTTTCTTCAAAATAATCATACAAAGCACGCCTTGCAGCGCTATCCTTAATCTCGTCTGGGTAGCTTCCATATGTTTCCGGATGAAGAATCGCTTCAGCCAATTCAACGACCTGCCTGAGGTACTCCTCATAACTCATGGCTTCGATTTTGCGCTGCATGATGATTTTCTTCAACATTTCCGACAGTTTTCCATAGTAAACGCTGTTGGAACTCATCTTCTTGACAATTTCATGCTGTAGGTTGTTATCAATAGTTTCAGCTTTTGCTTCAGCATTTCCAGGAAAGTCTTTAATCAAATCCACTGGGGTAGTGGTCTTGCCCTGCAGGAGTAGTTCAACCAGAGACATATTGCCGAGTTCACTGACAACCTTTGTGTCTTCCGCACGGATATAGGTGTCCAGAATGTAGCGCATATCCACCTCATAAGGCTTAAGGTCAATATAGTCACAGCTTGCCAGCTTAATCATTTCCTTGATCTTGTTATAGCCAGAGATTTCACTCCTTAAATAATCCACGTCATCTCCGGAATAGCCATAATCAGAAACAAGTTTGTCACAGCAACTTGCGAAAGATCTGGAAAGAGCCGCTGTTAACACATACAGCGTATCCCTTCTTGCAGTCTTTTCGGCATCCTCACTGTCATCACCGCAGAAATACTCAATAAAGTCGGTATCCGCCTGCGGAGCTTCGACATTTTCCATCAATGCCTCCAGGGATGTCAGCGTACCTTCCATCTCCGATTTTGCCTCGTCATAACGATTTTTAATAAGGCCCTCGACATCCTCTTTATCATATTGATCGAAAGCCTCTGTTGTATAATCCGCCACCGCAAGCTGGACATTACGAAACAAGTCCATATAATCAACGATGTACCCGTAATCCTTATCTTCTCCGTCCGGTCTGTTGACACGGCAAATCGCTTGGAAAAGGTCATGGTCGCGCATGGATTTATCAATATACAGATAGGTGGCACTCGGCGCATCGAAGCCCGTCAGAAGCTTATCTACAACAATAAGGAGCTTCATCTGCGCGGGCTCATCCTTAAACCGCTCTTTGACTTCCTTTTCAAATTCAGAGATTTTTTTGCCGCCGAGCATACGCTCGTAAATAGACTTCTTATATTCTTCTTCGCTTTCCTGCGAAGGGTCGGATGTGGCGGTTCTGACACTCTGTGTGGTCGGCTCAAAAGAAGTCACGATAGCGCACCTGGTAAAGCCCATGCTCATAAATATTTCCCAGTACTTGCAGGCTTCATAAATACTTCCCGCCACAAGCATAGCCGTGCCTCGGTCATTACGCAGTCTCGGCTTCAGGCTCATATCAAAAATGATATCAGAGGCGATCTTCTCCAACCGCTGCTTTGAGCTGTACAGCTTATTAATAGAAGCCCAGCTCTGCTTCAGCTGTAGCTTCGCACGCGCAGTCAGCCCCTGTGTTTTATGCTCAAACCACAAATCGACTTTATCCTGGCTGGATAAATCCTGGTCAACATCTCTTGCTTCATAACGCAAATCAAGAACAACGCCATCAGCAACACCCTCATCAAACTTGTATGTATGGATGTAAGTTCCGAATGTTTCGAGACTTGTCTGCTTATCTGTTTTCAGAAGCGGCGTTCCCGTAAAACCAATCAACATAGCATCTGGCATCAATGTTTTAACCGCTTCGTGCAGCTTACCGGAATTGGTGCGGTGACACTCGTCAATAAAAGCGATGATGTTGCCTTTAGCTTTGAAGTCTTTGGGGAGATCCTTTAGCAGTTCTTTACGGTACTGATCTATATCTGCCTGTTTGCCTGCATTATGTCCATATTTGTGAATCAGGGAGCAGACGATAGGGTCTTCACTTTTATCCAGGACATCACGAAGATCAGCACAGCTTTTCGTTCTGCGCACCTTTTCATCTACATCGATAAAGAGGCTTTCAATCTGATCGTCCAATTCATCTCTGTCTGTAATGATTACAACACGGCTATCCGTGATATTCTCAATAATCCACTTGGAGAGCCAGACCATAATGAGGGATTTACCGGAACCCTGTGCATTCCAGATGATGCCGCCTTCTTTTTCACGGATTCTCTTTCTGGCGGCGATATTTGCAAAATACTGATTATGTCTTGTTACCTTCTTGGTTCCCGCATCAAAAATCACAAAATCGTGCACTAGAGAAAGAAACCGCCTTTTATGGCAAAGGGAAATCACGCCGTCTCTTAAGTGTCCTTTTGATAAACTAAATACAACAAATACAGCCGGAAAAATAAGTTGACCTCCAAATACAAAAAATAGGAGGTCATAAAATGGAGAAAAAGCAAAAAAGGTACAGTGTGGATTTTAAGTATAAG